AATACTGTCAATGCCCCATTCGCCACCAGTCGGACCGGTAAACAATAATTGCACACATCGTGCCAACCCAAGATTGGAACCACGACGAACCTCTGCACCTTTGGCAATAACACCCCAGGTGCCACTTCCCCAAAGCATTGTTCCCCACTGCCCACCACTAGCAGAAGCGGGAAGAACAATATCAATGCTCTTGCGCTCGTTACCAGCCGCTTCTTCAAAGTTGTGAAACACTTTGACATTCAATGTGCGTTGTGTGTCTACCTGTTTTAGAACAAAATCTGGTCTACGAAACATCTTCTTCATTGAATAATTGTTTCCGTCAACCCAACCTGTGCGATAATACGTTGCAAAGTTTACTTCTGCCTGGCTAATAAAATCTGTCTCAGAAGAGAACACTTCCACCTCCAACACTCTTGGGAGTGTTGGATGCGCAAGAACGGGTACGCTCACACCAGCAGTAGTTTTAAAGTCTGCTCCACCAACAAGACCATAACCATCTGCAGACGAAAGCCTGTTCCAAGAACCACCCTGACCAATACTTGGGTCATAAACAAGATTTGTAGTTACTTCAGTAGCAGCCACACCGGTTGAGTAAGGTACGGCAAGCCAAACTCTACGGTTAACATAAGACACACTTATTTTGCTGCTGTAGTTATTGTTAATGTATCCAAGTGGATACACGGCTTTAAGGTTCTGAAACAAATCAACAACAGTGTTTCCGTTGTAATAAAACAATCCTTTAAACCCAACATAAAAATACACACCCTGTTCGGATGATGCAATGTGGGTTGGCAAATCTACACCAAGGTTGGATGACAACTCAACAACATTGTGGTCGGTTGAGTCGTATCCAAACAAAACGTAAACAGCCTGTGGCTTAAATATAACCAAGTGTCCAGCAACAACAGCAAGACCAGTAATACCGTTACCACCACCATTAAAATCAATATAGTCAGCGGTTGACCAATCTTCAGACAAACCTTCTTGCGACCAACGCAAACGATTTGGATAAACAGTTCCATTCTCTTTTGTGTTTGCAACAAACATTTTGTTTGTATGTTGAATAACATGTTCTGCTTTGGGAAAATATCCGCCAACAGGAGTAGTTTGCCACGTTGGACCACTTGCGGTCAACGCAGTTGCATAAGTGTCAGTAACCTTCCACTTATATGTTGCAACACCAGCCTGACCAGTTGTCATATACATCGTGTCGCCCCACTGGGCAAGCGATGAACCACTTGTGCTTGCGGAGACAATAGGTGTGCCGGAACCAAAATCCAAACGAGTAAAATTTGTACCCGTACTTTGATACACAGATGTCTCCGTAGTCAACATCAAATACTGTGACGACCCTTTAAACCATGTAAGACGCTTTGGAGCCCAAGTGCCAGATACACCAGTGGTGTTAATCTCCCTAAACGCTCCACGACTAAATAATCCACCACGAGGGTCAATTTCTACATTCAACATGTCGGGAGATTCGTTCTTGGACAACTGAAACTGGTCTGCCCTAAGATTGAGACCACCAGTGAAATCGTCGTATCGTTCAATAAGAATCTGTGGCATTACAAGGTCCTACCAAGAGTCTGCAACCAACGCTTCATTGTTGGATACTGTCTTCCACCGGACATAATAACTGGCTGTGCACTTGATGCTTTCATCAAGTCACGGCGAGCAAAAGCAACGCCCTCTTCAAACGACTTCATATACATATTGGAGAGGTCAGAGTCCTCTTGACGCTGATACACACGAGCAAGAACAAAGTAAGGCAAAATGGCATGAAAAAATTCATCCAAGTCAATAGTCTCGGTAATATTGGTCAACCATGTGTAAACAGGATTACGAAATGCTCGCACGGTCATTGGATAAACAATGTCTGGTTTAGCCCACAAACATATTTTTTTGTCCCAAAAACTATAAAAGTATGGTCGGCTGGCAACATCCAAGTTGCCCAGCCAAATGCTCTCAGCGTCGTTGTAATCAATCAAGGTGAGTCTTGCACCCTGAGTTGATGTATCTACAACAGAAATGATTTCTCGAATATCCCCAATTGTAGATATTGTGTACTCACGCTGATTAGCAACCGTATTAAATGTGTATGTTTCTTGCAAAATGGGCCAACGGCGTTCTAACGCATAAATACGCTGGAACCCCTCCCGAGCAAACTGGTCAATAACGGCGTTAGACAAATCGGTTTCATCAAGGTCAGCCATATCTCGGACCTGTGAACGCAATGTCGTAAGCGTTATTGCCATTAAGCCTCACCCCTGTTTCTTAGATGTCCAATACAGAAATCTGTCCCACGGGCTTTTGGACCCTCACATGTATCATCGTTGGCAGTGCAACGGTTACGTCCGATGTACGGACCAGATGGAGCAGCAAGGCGTGCGCCTTCTGCATGGGCAAGACGGGAGTGCTTAGTAGTTGGCTCCCCGTATAGAGTATGAGCAAGTTTTGCCGATTGGTTCATACCAATAGGCAAAATTGTTACCTACTTAAGTTATTTTGCTTTCGAATTTCTTTTCGGTCCCTGATAAGGCAACAATGCTGCTTTAGAACCTGGTTTTGGTCTTGGAGCCAACTGTTTATGTGATGATGAAGGTGGATATGTTGTATTGCTTTTTGCATCTTCTTTCATACTACGATTAGCAGATGACTTTGTTCGTGTGCTCGCAGAAGGACTGTTGGCTTTCATGCTTTTGACAGAATAGACAAATGCTTCATCACCACTGCCTTTTCCTCTTTTTTTCATTGGTTTCTTCATAGCCATAATTATTTTCCGTATTCCATTCTTCGCTCAGATTTTGATTCTGTGCGCTCGTGACTTGGTGAGTTATCTCCAGATTTATCGGAGTTTGGACGAACCTTGTAATTCTTATCCTGCTTAACTGGAACTGAACTTTTACCATACAAACCTGGTGCCGTAACAGTCCCAGACTTCTTGGTTGCACTTGCATGATTATCTAACTGACGATAATTATATGGCATGTCATTCTCCTAAAACTAAATAGATTTGGGGAGTGGAATGTGGCTTCCACCCCCCGAATCAGATTACTTACTTACGGTAAATTGACACCGTGTTTGCTGCAGTGAAAACCGCAACATACGATGCCGATGATGCTGCTGCAACCGCAAAGGTTGCTGCTGCACCAACAAGTGTTACACCCGAAGCCGCTGCAGTCACAGTAATTGTGTAAGTTGCCGCTGCAACGTTAACAACAGTGAACTCAAAACTCGAGCCTACTGCTTCATCTGTGAATGCTGCACCCAACAATGCGCCAGTTGGCGTAGTGAGGGTACGGTTTGCTGTTGGTGTCATGGTGTAAACAACCTGACCGGCACCAGCCAAGTCAGATGCTGTTTGAACAGTTGCTGCATCAGTAGCGGCAACAATAGTTGCCTTCTCTACTTTTGATGCCCATGTCTCTACACGCTTGCGTGTGAGAGCACCCTGTGTGTCATTTGCTAATAGTGGCATAATATTTCTCCTTGATTTCTAGTTGTTGAACTTAGGCTGTCTTAGCGGTCAGTTTGCCTTGCTTGGCACGGTTACGTACTGTCAAGTTGCCGTAACACATGATGAGCGCATAGCGTGCATCTGTGTCTTCTGGCGAAATGAATGCGGTCTGTGAGAACCACTTGTCAGAGTGACCAACCAAAGTTAGGTACTTGCTGTTTAGGAAGAAGAACGTTCCTGCCGTGCAACCAGTGTCGTACATTACAGGAGCAGCCTTGAACAACAGGTTCTGGAATCCAGCATCTGCAGTCTTGGTGTCCGTGTAACGGAGTTGTGGTTGAAGCAATGCTTCGTACTTCTCAAACAGAGTCTGAGTTGTCAACAGTGTGTCTGGGTGGTCATTACCAACCGAAACCGTATTGTACGCAGTTGCCATTTGAGCAAGAGTCAAAGCAGTTGCAGTGTTTTCTTCGTATGACTTCCACCATGTGTAAGTGCTTGAGTCAATACCACCAACAGTGTTACCGGACTCAATCAAGTTGCCAAGACCGTTCCAGTTCTTTGAACTGTTGCCAGTTCCGTCACCGAAGAACATCGTGTTAAAACCTTCACGCATGGACTCTTCAGCCTGCATGATTTTTGCTTCCAACAAGTTGATGATTTCCTGGTCTCCGTTGTTCTTGGCTTCTTCAATACCGCTAATTGAAATCGAAGCAGCGTATTGACGCCATTCAAATTCTGCAGCAGAGATGCCTTCTTGTGGAGTAAGTGCCAGTGAGTCGTAACCCGAGTACGAACCAACAGTGTCGTTGAGTCCGTAGATGAGTGGCTCAACAATTTTCGTACCGCCATTAAGCATACGAATGCGGCCCTTTTCCATAAGGGTGTAGGTCAACGGACGTGCAGTGAACACGTTGTCCGTCAGAGTCTTGCGGTAATTCGCAAGAGTTGTTGTTAATAGATTATCAAAGTTGCTGTTTGCAGCGACCATATTCTTGTCTCCTTAAGTTAAGCGTTACGCATGTTGACGCTTTGCAGCCTCATATGCATCTCGCAATGATGTAATTGGTTTTGTGGTTACAGAGGCGCTAGTTGAATTGGTTCCGCCACTTACAACTCCCACCTGACGTTTTGCTGCTGTCATCACTTTTTGCTCGCTAGTCAATTTTTCCTTGAACTGACGAGCCTCCTTTGATGATTCATACACCCTGTCAAATGCAACTTGCTTGTAAACGCTTTCCAAATCAGTTGTACCAGTGGCAATTGCCTTTGCTACAATTTCATTTGCATCAAAATCGTCTCCGTACCTTTTTTGAAGTGACTCTACAGTTCGTTCTAGTTCGCTCATTGCTTTATCTTGCTCAAAAGCCTGTATCCGTTGTTCGAGATTCCTGTATTGCTTTTCAACTGGGTCAACATAATAGTCATCGTCAACGATGCCCTCATTCTTGATTCCATAATGCTCTGAAAGCAATTCCAAAGTTTTTCCCGGATTATTTTGCAATGCTTCTTGCAATGCAGAACCGAAATGAACCTGTCGCTTCATGTCGCTCAATTCCTGTGTCTTGCGGGTATAATCCGCTTGACGCTGGTATCCAGCGAGCGCCTCTTTAAGTGGAACTCTTACTTCCTCACCATTGACCTGAACGGCGACATATTTGTCGCCATACTCATCAACAGGAAGAAGTTCAATCTCCTGCTCACTTAGGCTCTCAATTTCTTCAATTGCTTCCGCTATTTGTCCTTCGGTTCCTGCCTCGGGGATAACTTCGTCAATTAATTCATTGCTTACTACTTCACTCATGGAGTCCTTTCAAGGGGTTGCTCTATAGTTATGGATTTATCGTTACATTCCTGGTGGCATTCCACCGCCACCCTGAGATTCTGCCATTAATGCTTGCATTATTTCTGGCGGAATATTTTGACCATCCTGAGGCATGCCTCCTTGTGGAACTTCTTGTTGAGGAACTTCTCCATCAACTGGCTGTGGTATTCCCTGTGGGGTGGTTTGTTGGGCTGGCATCTGCGGTTGAATAATAAAGGAAGCAGATGAACGGATTCCAAAACCATTTTGCAAAACATATGCGGCAAGTTTTCCCATGTCAATAATTCCAGCACTAGCAAATGGAGCCATAGCCTCAACAACCTGCATTGCCATTTGACGCTTAAATGATTCGTTAACAGGGGCAGTAGAACCACCTTCTACCTCAAAGTCAAACTCACCCTGAATGTAGTCTCTGTCAAATTCAAGCCACATTGGTTCGGCTTCAGTTCCAGCGACCCTAACAGCCTGCTCACCGGTCAGGTACTGTTGTGCAACCATTATCAAACGCCTTGCACACTCGGCAATTCCTCGCTCAATAATTGCCAATTTTTCCGAGGCACGAGCATTGGCATTATCTTGAATAATGCCCGCTTCTGTTGCTGTGCGACGAATTTCCGGCAAAGCACCACGCATGTATTCAGAAACACCAGACACACGGTCAATGTCGCTTGAAATAAGTTCAGACTGATTGTAAAACTCTGGTGGACTAATGATTGCTGGCATTGGTCCAACAATGCTATTTATGTTCTCATCAGAAATAACTGGAACCATAATGTTGTCTTCGTCTGACTCGAGAGCAGACCTACCGTCAGCATCAAATGCTGACTCTTTGTACAGCCATTTGCGTGAGAACCGTTTACGATGGTTCATCATTTGTGTACGGGTTTGATTCAATTCCATTTGCAGAGGCTCAATGGCTTCTAGTTCACCCATTGGATAAAAGTGTTCTGGAATGTCGTAGTTCCTCAACATTATGAATGGGTGACCAAAAGAAAAAGGTATTTTTACTGGATTAACAAGAAACTTGTCAGAACCGTTACAAAATATAGACATTGTGTCTTTGTCAATATCGTAAAACTCCCAAACTTCAACATACGAGTTGTCTTCGTCCATGGCATGTTTTGGTCTATCGGCATCCATGCCATATTTGGAATAATGTGATGGTTGGGCATCATTTCTTGCGGAGACATTGTAGCGTTTGTCTTTTTTGACGTCCATAAGAAGTCTTTTGTTTCTTTGGGCAATCCATTTAATGTGACCCATTTGCGTAGCATCTGGGTCAACAAAAATGTCGTGTGGAGAAATTCGTTCAATAAATGGTCTGTCTTCTTTAATAATTAATTCAGATTCGGCAGCAGATTCTGGTGTTGTTTCTGCAAGTTCGTCAAAAGAATCAAAAGTTGGAACGGCAGAAGTTTCTGCTTCTTGTTCAACAAAGCGATAACCGCTTTTAAGCCATCCATGACCAACAATTAAAAAATCTTTTACAGCAGAACGAAATTGTGTTTGACAGTCGTAATGCCTCCACCAATAGTTCACAATTGTTTCTGTTAATACAGCCCTGTCGGCATCTTCAAATTTTCGTGCGTTAACACTAATTTTTGGATAGTTAATTGAGACAGATGGTCCAACAACGTTAATTGTTGCAAAAGCAATGTTTACTAAAAGACGGTCTTCTTTAGACTCTGAAGAATAATGTTTTCCTCGATATAGGTCAACCATTCTTGTCCAGCATTCATCGTATTGTTCTTGTTTTCTCCAACGCTCAGATTGTTCAATTTTTGAACGATACTTTGTAAGAATGTCTGAATTTGATACCCTAGCCATTAGTCCTCTTTCTTAACACTGTCTTTAACACCATCATGCCAACCAATATGCCCATCAATTTTGCTAGCAACTTTGTCCACTTTATTACCAATGACCCGTAATAGAATGCGTCCCTCTTCATGCTGGTCGGTATTCTCTCTTCGGAGTCGTTGTAATACGACGACAACTGGTCCCATGAGGATTGCGACGACAATGGGAACCCAGATTGGTTCCACGTCACACCCACCGTTGCCCGACTGGTTCAGCCTTTATACCTGCAGATTCTGCTTGTCGCATCTGCTCACGCTGACGTTCCACGACCGTTGGTCCGTGGAAGTCTTCTTTACCGTAAGTGAAACCCCACTTAATACCCTTAATATGGCATTTAAAACAAATAGAACCCCTACGAGGGAGTTCTGCCTCTACAAAGGTTGCCAAACAATCTAAACAGCGAAATTCTTGCATAACTATAAGACCAATCTGTTACTTTCTGACATTCAAAGAACCAATCATGACTTCTTTGACTTCTTTCTTCTTTATTAGATGTTTTTCCCACCAACCAAGAGTGTTGAATTTTTCTGCCGTTAGTTGCCTGTATTCTGGAAGCCAAACATACTTTAGCATTTGATTTGTAATTGCCAAAGACATTACCCGGTCATCGTGCGGGGAACCATGCATTTTCCCATTAGATTCACGCACAAATGTTCTTAATTCGGCAATTGTTTTAAAATCGTACAAAAGTATTGACATGTCTCTAATTGCCGCATTTAACTCGTCAATGGCAAGGGGCTTTGAAACAGCAGTTGTTCTCCAACCCAAAGTTTCACTAATTTGTGGGCTAATTTGATTCAACTTTCTCTGTCTAAAAATATTTTTATATCCAGCCCTTTGCAACCCTTTTAAAGTTGTTAGACCATGGTTGTTTGACTCAACACCAATAAGAGCATTATTGTAAAATTTTCCAATAGCGTACAGGGTGTCTTCGCCAAAAATATCTGGGTCAATGTGTCCATGCCAATGAGCAACAATCATTCCCGTGCTTGCAGAAAGAACATGGGCAGAACTGTAGTCTCCGTGACCCAAACCCTCCGCAACGTCTGCACCAACAACATAAGATTCATATTTGTCGGGGTATTCCCAAATAGCAAATTCTCCACCGTTTTTCAAAAATGTGTAAACATTTTTTCCAGAACCATGTTTTAAATATCCACGGTCTGGTTCAACAGGTTCAATTTGTCTAATTGATTCAAGGTCAAACACTGGACGACCAGAACGAATAAACGCTTCTTCTGGGTCATCCGGATATTCCTGTGCCAATTGCCAATCAGGCAAATCTGCCTTCTTGGCGTCATACCATGCTTGGTCACGGTCTCCAGCAGACCAAGGGAAAAAGATTCCAGTAAAACGGTTATTACCAGTTTGTGAACCAACCCACAATTCGTGAAATATGTTGCCTTCACCGTTGGCTGTGCTAAGACAGTTCACGCGTCCACCAACATCGGCAATTGGCTCAATGGATGCCCATGCTTCAGCAGCATTAGGGATAAACGCCATCTCGTCAATGAACACTCGATATACGGATTCTCCACGAGCAGGGTCATTGCCAGAAGGTAGTGACTCAATTGAGGAATCATTAGAGAACACCATTTTTAATTGATTGTCAGACAGTAGGTCGGGTCCACGCTGGCGAATCCACGCAGGCATCATTTTGTAACCGTATTTAGTTTTCTGTAGCAACTTGGCTGCTTCACGCTCGGTGCGTGAAAGCATTACGGTAAATCGGTCGGGCCAAAAGAATTGTTCCCAAAAAGTAAATGTGGCTGCCAAAGTAGAAAATCCAATTTGACGAGCCTTTAACACAATTGTGTATCGGTCTTCAATCCAACATTGCACAGTTTCAATTTGTGCTTCACGCATTTCAAACTTGATACGACCACGCTCAGGATGTCTGATGTGCCAATAGTTAGAGCAGAAATGGGAGAACGCAGCCACCAGTTCCTCGGTAGTTGCATTCTCTGGACCTTTACACTTGCGCCATTCCTTCTCATTGAGAAGGTCGGTCAGTTCCATTTATTTCTTTTTGACAGTAGGTCTTTTGGTTTTCTTTTTGGTTTCACCAAAATATTGATTACCCACTTGAAGAGCAGAATACCCACCTTTTTCATCTATGCCTTCATAATAACGTGACCTATTTTGCACTTGACCGCCAGCACGAATGGCATCCATGTTGCGTTGTGTTTTTTTTGCTTGCTTACCTTTTTTTTCAGCAATTTTGCGTTTATCTGAATAAACGGCAATTTTGCGTTTATCCTCAGCATCATTTTTTTTAACTGCTTTTTTAACAGCCATTATTTTACTACAACCTTTTTCTTAGCAGCCTTCTTGACAGTCAATGGCTTGCCCTGTGATGTCTTAGAACCAATGAACGATGCAACAGTTGGGTCGCCAATCTTTGTCGAAGCCCATGACAATCCTGCAGCCACCAATGGCATTGCCATTGCTGTCAAAGCAGCATCAACATTGTACTTCACGCACAAGTACACAACAATACCCAAAACACCACCCTTGGCGGTCTGGTCAACTGACTGATTATTATTTTTCACTGGTATCTCCAAAGATAGCACCGAGTAGGTGAATGGCTATTGCTACTAATGTGATTTGAATACCAAAAACCCTTGTAGAACCTGACAACGTAATCAGCACCATTCCAGTGCCGGCTAGAGTCCAGGTCAAACCATGGATTTCAGAGAATATTTTCTTCACACCTATAGTGCTGGCTGTTACTTCTGCCTTCGTTGCCCTGCTGCAATGGTGGCTGCCCCAGCAGCAACCGCTATAAGCGTCCTGCGAGTGTCTACGGGGACATTAGAACCAATTGGTACGTAGTCACCTAAACCATCATCAAATACGTTGATGGTCTTTTCAAACGCCTTACGCACGCTCACGGGAGCAGATTGAACCGCTTCAACCAAAGCGTCCAGTTGAGTGTTATCTAATTCGGTTACATCAATAGTGGCAAAGATTTCTTCTGCCTGTTCTGAGGTGACAACCGCAAGCACATCTGGGTTGGATGCCAGTTCTGTTGCCTGCTCTGGTGTTACTGCGGTAGTAAGGATTTGCTCAATCAGTGCTACTGCCTCTGATGGTGTTAAATCTGCAATGGCTTCTACCACTGTAGCAAACTGTTCATCGGTCAAAGACACATCATCACTAGCGTCCTCTAAGGCTTGGACTAGTTCAGGTGGCAGTTCTGCAATCAACTCAATTGGCAGGGTTGCAGGAGGCTCGGGCATTGTGTCTGGTGGCAATTCAATTGTGTCAGGTGGTTCTGGCAGTTCACCGACAAACGGTAGCGTTTGCGGTGGCTCAATAGTAGGGTAGGTGTCAGGAGGTAGTTCTAATGTTTCTGGTGGAAATGTTTCAATCTCTGGTAACACAGGCACTATCTCTGGCGGGTCTGGTTCAACTATTTGTGGTAGAGGAACCGTTTCTGGCGGTTCTGGCATTGTCGGTTCTGGTTGCGGGATGTAAATTATTTGAGGTGTCGTAGTAGTTGACACGTTTACCACAGGCACAGTCGTAGAGGGTGCAATAGTAGAAGTGGTCGTCGTTGTAGTCGTGGATGTTGTTGTGGATTCCCATGTTGTGGTTGTTGTCTCCGTATAAGTGGTTGTAAACGCCTCATCAGGAACCATTGACCATCCCTGATTGTTGATATTCCATGCAAGCATTATGCACGTCGAACCGCCATCTTCGTACATCCAAATATTCAAAGGATGGCTGTCTGCACTAATGTCTATCTGTCCTGATGACATCCACGAGCAATGCTGGTCATTCCAATTACCCCACTCATTACCATCAATGTTGATGATGCCACCGTCATCTGTTGCATACATAAACTCAATAGTGTTATGTTCCGGTATCTCGATAAACCCTGTCATGTGAACCATGAAGTAGTCAACAGTACAGTCTTCAAACGGTTCACCGTTGTAGGAACGGTTGATGTTGTTTTCCACTTCACTACCGCAAACGGTATAGATGTGTTCTGACCGTGTGGGAGGTACAGAGTCAATCGTGTAGTAAGTAGTCTGTAGCCCCGCTATTGGTTCAGCGTTGGCTTGCGGCGCAAACAACGCCAAGATTGCTACTGGCGCAAATATCAGCCAACGAGAAGTGCGAGCCACATTATTCTGGCTCAACTACTGGCGCAACAAAATCTGTGCCGTTCCAAGTGTAACCAATACACGCTGTCGGTTGGTTGTTACCTGTGCAATCAGTCCACTCACCGTTAAGATTATTGTTTGCCCAAATATAATCGCCAACAAGCACTTGCGTAACTGTTCCTGTGCTTATTTCTGCTGCGTATTTCATATCTTGAACCTAATTAGAACTATGCCATCTGCACCATTTCCGCCAGCAGGTATAGCATTGACTGCACCTCCACCTCCTGAACCGTAACCACTTGTTCCAGAAATGGCTGCAGCACTTCCAGCACCCGACCCTGAACCTGCCCCACCTCCACCTGCTCCGCCTGCACCACCAGTGGTTGATGCTCCACCACCACCGCCAGCGGAATATCTTGTTGTCAAAGCAACTTCACCACGCCACGCAGAAGCATCAAAGCCAGCACCACCAGCACCGCCAACAGAACCGACACCTGCCGTTCCTGCTCCTGCTGCTCCACCGCCTCCGCCTGCACCGTTTGTACCTGAACCTGCTCCACCATTGTTTGCTTGAGAAGGCACAGTAGTTGTGATAGTAGATGTGCCAGAAGGATAACTGCCCCAATTTCGCAGTGACCCTGCCTCCGTTGCGCCACCTGAGTATCCGTTGCCACCTAGCGCAATAGGAGCGTCTAATGCACCAATAGTTGTAGAACCAATAGAACTAGAACCTGCTATACCACCAGCACCACCAGACCAAACTGCTTTTGCACCAATAGAAACAGAATAAGTTGTTGCGGCTAAGTAAATAGTTGCAGTTACAATTCCACCTGCACCACCACCACTTCCACCTCCCGAACCACCAGTGCCACCACCACTTCCTCCACCACCAACCATTAGCACATCAAATAGTCCAGCAGTTGTAACCGTCAAAGTTGCGCTTGAAGTAAACGACAACATTGTGTATGCGGTAGAACTGACAGAAATGCTTGTGGGAGTTCCACCTGTAGCAACACCATAACCTCCAACAACACCAATACCAGTAGGTGCAGCCTTACCCCAATTAGCAACCGAACCTTGCTCTATAAGTGTGCGCTGTGCGTACCTAGTCATAGTTACGCCGTGATTCTGTTTACGAAACCAAAAATCTCAATCTTGCTTGCAGCACTAGCAAACGCACGAATAACTTTTGCTGTTGCGTTACCTTGAACAACAAGACCAGCACAAACAAGAACAAGTCCAGAAGGAGAAGCAGCAATACTTTGCTGGATAATGTCCTTTGTCACCGAAACACCACCAAATTCAATAGTTAGTGTTCGTGCCGATGTGTCGGTGTTTACCGCATACAACCACAACTCATCAATTGTTGTTGCTGTTGTTGATGCAGTGTGAATTGCTGTACCCGCTGTTGCCGTAGCAACAACGGTAATACCCAGACCGTCACCTGTGGTGCCTGCTGGTTGTAATGCTAGTTTAGTAAATGTTGCCATATCTATATAACCTTTCGTTCCCTAAAGGGAAAATAATGTTTGCTCAACCGTATCATAACGGTCAAATATTAATAATTCTAACCACTCGTCAAATGTGCCTTCATCAAAAGTTGTTATGTCATAAGTAGTAGAAAAGTAACTATTGAACAAATCGCCCAAAGTCTCACCCGTAGCCCCCTGGTCTTTCAGGTACTGATATGCCAGCGTTCCACGGTACTGCAAACCCTTCTCAGACCAGAACGTGTACAGCAAGTCACCAAGGGTCTGACCGGCAGACGGATACGAGGCTGACAAAGCCTCGAACATCGCATCATTAGTCGTTGCCATAATCCCTCAATTCAAACGTCACCATTTGCTTCTTATCATCCACACCACAAATCGGACAAAGCCAGTCAGTTACCTGAGGAGGATACTCCTCACCACAATCAGGACAGGTCAACAAAATCAAACAGCCCTCAACTTAACCCGACCAGCCTTCTCACGTTCTGCAATACTGGCAATCAACGAATCCAATTCGGCATCCGTCAAATCCACTGTCTTCTTATCAGAACTAATCGTTACAGATGGAGGAGCCATACGGTTTGTTGCTTGCAGATACAACTTTCCGGCATTAATGTCTCCGTCAAGAGCCTTGTTGTACAATGTGTCCAAAAGACGCTGTGTGCGTTCGGGAGAACCCTGTACTTCGTCTACAGATTTTCTCCACTCAGAAACAAAAATATCTTTCTTTTCCCAACGATGCAAAGTTTTTCGACCCAAACCAATTGATTCGGCAAACAACGTCTTCGTAGCAGGAACACGCTCAGAAGGGGCAGTACACAACCAATCAAGATACTCTTGTTGTTGTGGGGTGAGAATTAACTCTTCGTTTTGTTTCATCAACTACAGTCCTACTTGTTACCTAAAAGCGTATGTAACGATTGGGGGGGAGGGTAGGGAGGGGGGGAAAACAACCCTGCCCTGAGGTTGGCGGCGAAAAACGCCGCAACCTCCAATCTTGCGAAGACAGAGGCAATGCAGATGGCTAAGACAGCAGCATGGACACGCAAAGAAGGCAAAAACCCTGCGGGTGGTCTCAATGCAAAAGGACGTGCTTCATACAAAGCACAAACAGGTGGCACTTTGAAGCCACCAGTGTCAGCCAAACAGGCTGCTAAGTCTTCTAAATCTGCTGCACGACGCAAATCTTTTTGTGCACGAATGGGTGGCATGCCAGGACCAATGAAAAAGCCAAACGGCAAGCCAACCCGCAAAGCGTTGGCGCTAAGAAAATGGGATTGCTAATATAATTTTGAATTAAGGTACCCTATTGAAAAGGTGCCCCCCTATGCGGAGACAAAAAAGAAAATACATATAAAAAAATAAAAGTGTAAAATAAAAAAAGAGTGGTTGCTTGGGACACGAGGCAACACCATCCATTTTAGAAAGCCGGCAGGGGGGGGCCACTATGCCCCTCTTCTTTGCTGTCTGCGCCTGTTTGCGCCGATTGACGGAAACCAGCACTTAGGTAGGGTGTAAGTCGTGTGTCCGACCTAGTTCTGAAGGGGCAACCCAATGAACTGTGTGGGGCTATGTGACTTGTTCGGGGACAATTGTCCCCGAGAAATAATCCACCAATTAGTCCGATTTATTCGGGCTCAAATAGAAATAGGGAGAAACAATAATGTCAGGTAGCAAATACACAACGCTTGCAAGAGCGTGTCAATCATCACGGGCTACGACCCGAGCGAAACATTGGCAACTAGGTGTGGCACTCAATCTAATTGAGAGTCGTTCACAGTTGAGCATTGTCATCTCTCAGGTCTGCAAAGACCTCGGTGGGAACCGAGAGTCCACTCGCAAGATGATGCAACGAGCAATGCTTATTGCGAAGACACACAAGACGCTTGAGCAGGCGATGAAAGAGCCAAAGGCAAAAGCAAAGAAGCCAAGCATCCAACCATTGAAGACAGACCGTTCAATGAAAGTTGCTATGGGATTTGCTTCGCTCAACAAGCGTGAGCGTGCTTATGTGCTTCGCACATCAAAGGTGTTTGACAGAGCACCAAAGAGTGGTAAATAACTAAGGACAGTACCACATTGTCAACTCATTGAGCCAGCCTTCGGGCTGGCTCTTTGTAGGTTGTAGGTGCTTATTGTAGGCATTTACTTTGTGTAAGACCGTCTTACACATTTACAAACTGAAAGGGTACATAAAGTGACCAAGAAAGAAATGAAAAAGCAGATTGCTCTTCTTGAGCAGTCAAGGGCAGAATGGATTGAGCGTCATCGCATCAACTGCGCTGGCTATCGTGCTGAAGTTGCACGGCTTCACAACATAATTGAGGATTTGAACCCACGCCCAGAGTTCTAATCATCAAATAAATACACCAATCACGGTTGGTTGAGAGCACACAAGTTGACCCTCTGACTTGTGTGTTCAATTGTCCACCGTGGACAGAAATACAAACGTAAAGGTAGGTAAGTAATGAAAGCAGATACAACAAAGCAATATTCGGTTCGTTCGGCTCGTCGTCGCAAGGCGAAGAACAAGAGCAAGGCTGTGAAGCGCACACACGCTATTCGTGTTGCGTGTGCTATCAAGCCAACTGATGCAATGATTGCAAAGCGTCGTATGGATTTCACATCATACAATGCCCATCTTTCAGTCGCACAGGCTTTCAGTGCAAATGCTGTGAACAAAATTGCACTCGTTGAGAGCATGAATGTCACCCTCAAGCAACTCAAAGCATTGTGGGCAAACGAAGTTGCTGTTGCAATGGCAACCAAATAATCAACCGATTATCATTCGGTAGTTAGCGTGAGTTCACAGGTCAGCAATGGCTTGTGAGCCACACGGTGATTATCACCCCGCTACAATTCGGTCTAATTGTGAAATACAAACATAAGGAGAAATATAATGCGTAAGTCAAAGAAAAACATCACAGTGTCAACAAGTCTCGGCAAACTTCGTGTAGCCACGAAGCGTGCCGTTACCACACAGAAGTCAGCAGACACAGCAAACGAAACGGCTCGCAAGAACCGTTGGTTGCTCGGTCAGCAGATTGTCGGTGTTGTTGCCAAGGATACTTCAACAACGGTTCGCAAGTTGGCTATTGCTAACAACGCAGAATCATTTGCGAAGACAGACCAGGCAATGGTTGTGTTCTTTGGAGAAGCAATTGCTTTCTTCAAGAAGCACAAAACTGTTGAGGCTGCAATGAAAGCAACCATCAAGGGCAAGGGCAAGGGCAAGACGTCAGACAAGACTGCACCTCGTCGCACAAAGAAAGTTCGTGCGTTGGAGGTCAAGGTCATTGCTTTGACCGAAGCCGAGTTGCTTGCATTGGTAGTGCAATGGAAATTGGCACACAAATAAGTGTAAGACGGTCTTACACATCTAGTTAGGTGGTCGCTTACGATTGGTTCGACTCCAGTCGTAAGCACGGTTTGATTACCCCGTTGTGGCACGGTTTGCCACCAAACATAAATAAGGAGAAATAGAATGAGCAGAGCACAAGACAGTATGGATGATGACATCATGGCAACCTACGAGTTCATCGTGGGTGACAGCATTGTGTCACAAGAAGAGCAATGGGAACAAATATTGCGCCAGTCTGAAAAGCCTGGCGAGAACTTTGACCCGTTCTATTCAACCATTGGTGAAGAGTTGGTTCATGCAGGTGTTGCAACACAAATTGTTGTATTGGCTGCATAATGGAAACATACGAAGACAAGATATGGCGATTGTACAAACAAGGCAACAAGTTTCTTGTACGTTGGTACATCAATAGATGGCAAACGGGTGGAACTAAGCGTTCTTGTTTCTTTCGTGCCTTGCGTGGCGTTTCTGGTCCTTACCGTGGCTACCAAAAGATAAAAGAAGGGCAAAACATGGAGCAACAAATAAATATGTGGCTCTTGGGTTACAATCCAAAATACTAAATACAATTAAGTCGGTAGTTAGCGTGAGTACACAGGTCAGCAGATGATTGTTGATTTGTGTGCCACACGGTATCAACCGATACCCGGATAAGGAGCACAGCAATGATGATAACTAATTGGTTCGGTGTATTCACCGTGTTATTGGCAAGTCATTCAATCGTGTATGCGTTTGCGTGGGTTGTTGGCAAGGAAAGCAAAGACAAGCATGTAACCCAGCGAGACTTCATGTCTCGTGAGTGGACAATGAAGAATCATCCATCAAACGGAGGAGAATAATAATGAAGCACATCAGAAACATAAAGCAGCATTACAGGAACGGCAGAAATTGGGGGGACAGTTGGTGGTTCATTACCAAGATGATGCTCAAGGGAAATTTATTGACCGATGACTATTACGGCTATTATTTGCGTGGTAGGTTCGGGAGTTTGTATGCAATAACTGGTATTGCACAACCTCCAAACAGCACCAATGACACATACGTTTACACAGGAGAAACAGAATGATAGATGTCTCACAGGACTACGAGTACGACACAAGAATTTCACCACAAGATATGGCTTGGTATGGTCTCAAGGAAGGTGAGATGATAAGGCTTATTGGTGGTGTTTGTGTCAACAAAAAAGAATATTACGAGATATGTGAACAAAAAAACAATGGATACTTCATGCTCGCAAGAGACCAAAGGGCACTTGGGGAAATCCTAAAGAAAAAGTGGATTAGAGATAATATGTTGATTCGTTCAGCGTTGATTAGTCCACATCCGTTATACCCAAATACAAACATAGGAGAAACAAAGTGACATTAGAATACATAGACAACCCAGTATTGTGCATACGAAAAATTGGGACAAAGGAAAAAGTTCTAGAAATTATGGAATTTGGATTGTTGGACCAATGGGTAATCATCTGTTCTTCAGAAACAAAGACAAAAGCAGACAGAAAGAAAATGTCTGTAAGAACATGCAACTTCCGAATATCATACGAAGAATACACTCAAATTGAGTGGGCTCTTCATATTGGTGAAAATAATTATTCCATTATTGCAAGAAAGGTACGAACAAAATGAAAAATAGAATTGAAGACCATACTTGTTGGCGTGGTGTTGCACAACAAGATGCCGTATTGCATACAAGAAATGCGAAATATCCATTTGGACATGATTCGAGCATGACAAATCTTGATGCAATGCGCAAAAGTGAACTCGTGCAGTTCACTTGGTTGCTTGTCAAATGTTACAACAGGGTCGTTGGACAATTGGAAATGGAGAAATCAAAATGAATAAAGCAACAAGAACATCTTTACACGCAATGCGTAAATCAGAACTAATTGACTTTACGTGGAACCTTATTCATCATTACAATGAGGCTCTCAGGCGTTCGGATGATTTGCAAATGATGAAAGATTATCTCGAGCGTTTGCTGTCTAAGACTCGTGAGCAGGCTGGCAACATTCGCACAGGAGAGGGCGAGCAAGTAGGCTAAAACCCAATGCCCATAAGGGTTTGCGGGTGGTGGGTGATTGTGGTATACTGATACCCGGCGCAGGTTGGAGTGTAAGACGGTCTTACACTTTAGCCCGTGACCGAGAGCGCATTGGTTTGCTAGTGCGTTCTCGGTCATGTGTGGGACTTCCATACATGCGTACACATAAACAGAAAGAGGTTGGTAATGCCAATTATAAATCAAGAAGAGGAGCCAGGTTGGGAGTGTCACGACTGTGACGACATCATCAATGATGACAACTCACACGGCAGCGAGTACGACAGTTACGACAATCAGCGTTGTTTAGATTGTCACCGTCAGTTTGAAGCCGAGTGGGAAGAAAACAACCCAGAAGACGAGGAGGACAACAGTGAGAATGGATTAGTTCATTCTTATTCATACAGACCTCGTCCGTCGTTTCTCAATTCTGATGGTACAGCATCAAGGTATGCCTCAATGTCCAGCGTGAATGCTGACGGTACAGGCAGACCTGAGTTGTATCTCGGGTTTGAGCAAGAGGTTGAGTACCGTAATCATCGTTCGTTCAGTCGTCGTGATGGTGCAATCAAAGTTCTTGCCTCAATGAACTCGGGTTCGACCGAGGATGTTGTGTACCTCAAAGAAGATGGTTCAATCAGCAACGGATTCGAGATTGTTTCGCATCCGATGACGATTGACTATGCAATGAACCATCTGAATTGGGCTGGTATCACAGCACTCAAGGGTATGGGCTTTGAGTCATGGAACGCAAGTTCTTGTGGCTTGCATGTTCACATGTCTCGCAATGCTTTCGCAGATGACAAGCATCTGTTCAAGTTTGTGAAGTTCATCTACTCTAATCGTGTTGACTTGGTCAAGTTCGTTGGACGTGAGTCGTCCTATGCGAAGTTTGGCTTAGACAACTTTGTTAGTTCGTGGATGGATTACGACACGGGCACACGCAGTCAGAAATCTTTGATGAGCATGCTCAAGGACCGCGACACAAACAATGACCGTTACTGTGCAATCAACATACAGAACGCCAATACTGTTGAGTTGCGTTTCTTCAGACCGTCACTCAATGTGACTACCGTTCAGGCTGCATTGCAATTCTGCAAAGCATCCTTTGATTACACAGATATGCTCAGCACTAAGGAAGTTGTTGGCAATAACGCTTTGGCGTTTATGTCGTTCCGCAAGTGGGTGCGTAACCGTATAGATAAGTACGAAGTGCTTGACACTCGTATCACAGAGCGTTGTGGTGCGATGTTGGGTGAAGACTTTTAAACATACAAACAACCGTGGGGGCGCAAGCCCCCACAGAAAGGACACATAACATATGTGTTTGCTAACAATGATTCCAGATTACGTCACACCGGACATGGAGCGATTTCGTATTGCATCCCTGAACAACCCTGACGGATTTGGTTTCGCAATATCAACAGGCAAAAAAATCATCAAGGCTCACAGCATGAACTTTGAAGAAGTGGCAAACAAGTTTACCGACTTGCGTGCCACCAACAAGGGTCCTGCTCTGTTCCACTTTCGTTGGGCTACTCACGGTGCGGAGACATTAGATAACTGTCATCCGTTTGCACTCGGTGACGACCCCAGTTCAGTTATGGCGCACAACGGGATACTTCCTGTTGCGATACCGAAAGGTGACAAGCGTTCAGACTCGAGAGTGTTTGCAGAGGATGTCATGCCAGGTATTGGTGGCATCACATCGCTTGATGACAACGACTACTTTGCCAAGTTAGCCCTGTGGGCTGCTGGTTCTAAGTTGGCGTTTCTTACCGTTCATGATGAAGCCAAGTTTGATTGGTACATCATCAACGAGAAAGATGGTCATTGGGACTCAGATATGTGGTGGTCCAATAGTTCATACAAGCATGCACCCATCGTATATTCAACACGACCATACAGCGATGCTATTGGTTGGAGCGACAGTTGGGATTACGGCTACAAGTCGTACTCTGGCTATTCCAGTTCCACTAGTGGTGTTCATGTAGCGACTGAAGACTACGACGATGAAGCGGGATTGCTAGAAGCAGATGAATTGGATAAATGCTTAGAGCAGTTTCAAGTGTTCATGACCGACATCGGTGCAGGTGGAGTGCTCATTGAGTGCTACTCATGTGCTGCATCAGAAACAACCAGTGATGTGAACTGTTTACAAACGCATTGCAATGCTTGCAGTGCATGTTTGTTCTGTGGTTCGGATTACGGTTGCACCTGTTGGGACGCATTGGAGGGTGTTGAGATGATTGCAGAAGTTGAGCAAGAGCCAATACCAATGCCAATGTCCATCAAAGAAACGTACACAACAACTCATCCAAGTTATTACTAAACACACAACCGTGGGGGCGCAAGCCCCCACAGAAGGGTACACACAAATGAATGAACAAGAAAAAGAAGAACAGATATTCGGACTACTACTAGAAAGGTACGAGCAAATGACTTCAGAAGAAAAGGCACAGCGGATATTTGATGCGTTTCAGCGTGGGTTTGCTAAGACAAACGTAACGCTTACACGGGTTGAGTTCCTTGACCTGATACCGGATGAACTCAAAGAAAATCCAACACACAAAGAAGGAGAAAAGAAATGACAACAATTAGATTGGTTCCATCAACAATGGACTTAGATGTACGCATTGACCCATCAAGCCTCAGTGGTTTGTTTGATGAGTCTGTGGAAACTATGGTTCATCAGCGTGTGGACGCAAACATGATTGGGCTACAGGAAACAATCATGGAGAACACCGTTGAAAATGTTATTGACAACTCAAACTTTCTCCGTCGCATCCGTGACTGGGCGATTGAGTCCATTGACTTCGGTGACATTGCTATGCGCTCGGCAGAGTACATAGATGCAGAGATGTTGGAGAATGCTTTGTCTACGGATAGGTTTATCCGTACACTTACTGACACAACACGCTTCAGAAATGTTGTGCGTGGTGCTGTAGATACATACATGACAAATGTGAGTATCACGTCATTGGTTCAAGAGGCGGTCAACACCGCAATGCTCAATGTTGTGAACGATGCATCAGAGCGTGCAGTTACACTCATTCAAACTCGTCTCAATGCGAGGTTGGATGTCTGAGTTCAAATTCGTACTTGACATAAACAAAGCAGAATACGCTACGAGAGGTAGTTGTTTAGGTCATCCTCATAACCTGTGGTTCCCCGAATTGGGGGACCCAGGTAGTGGTGCTATGCAGGCAAAACGTATTTGTTCTACCTGCCCAGTAAAAGTAGAATGTCTCGAATATGGTATTGACACAAAGTCATACGGTATTTGGGGTGGCATTACTCTACGCAATGGAATACCAAATAGAAAAAGAGGAAGGAAGCCAAATGCAAATAAGGCAGAATTGGGTGTGCAAAGTCTGTAAGCAGATTTTGACCACCTTCATACCACTTAGGGAAACCCCTAAGTGTTCAAACAAACATAAGCCAACAGACATGGAGAAAACAAAATGAAAAGCAAAATGGACATATTCAAAGCAGTAGACGAGCAGGTGGAGAAGTATGTTGTCAAGAACTTTGATGACATCTACACACTTGGTAAGGCACAACTATTCGGCATTGACATCTACAAAACGGTAGACCCAATCGTTCAAAAGATTGGTGACCACGCAGATGTGTATGACATGCTGAATCCGATGCATGCAATACTTGGGGCAGACTATGATGCCTTTGGTCTTGTGACCACCGGATGGGCTGCACCAACCGTAAATGGTGAAGACAATGGTGTCAAACCTTCTGAACATCCTGAAAGAGTACGGGTTCGCCTGTTCTCTTTTTGTGATACAGATGGTCGTATTACATCTTCGTTACGATTTGCCAATAAGGAAGGAGAAGTCACATACGACGAGAATCAGGCTCGTGGTTCCATGAGGGACGCCATGCTTGATTTTCACCACATAGCCGAGACTTGTCGCCTTGTGCGCTCAGGTAAACTTGCAGTAGCCAGTGGAGAACTGGGTGAAGTACCTACACAGAAAGAAGACTTTTAATGTCAACACCATATAGAAAAGAAGAACCAACGCTGGAGGTGACGCTGACATTGTCAGAGTTGCGTGCAGTAATCAAGTCCCTGTCCATTGGGGTAGACCAACTATCCAAAAAACAAATGCGTCAGGGTGATACTGGTAGACGGGCAACTTCTGTCTACGAGGAATACGAGTTGCTTCTGTCTGCTAAAGCAGAGATGGAAGATGTCTTATCCGCCGTACTAGGGGAGAAACCTTGATAGCAAAAATATTAATTTCATTATCTGTAATCGTGGGGGGCTTCGTGCCCCCCACTTCCGCATTCGAGTACCCGTCAGTGAAACCACCAATGACTGCTAAGTGTCCCCAATGGTGGGACACGGCTGTATCTGTTGGATGGTTACGCAAGAACCTGGTCACATTAGATTTTTTGATGTGGCGTGAAAGCCGATGCGATGCATCAGCGTTCAATCCGAAAGACCCAAACGGTGGGTCTAGGGGTCTTATGCAAATCAACGGGTTCTGGACTCCGTGGCTTCGTTCTAGGGGCGTCCTAAAGCGTTCTGAGGGGCTGTTCAACCCCGAGGTGGCACTTAAGTCGGCTTTGGAGATTTATGGCTACGGAAACGAAATATACGGAAACGGCTGGGGTCCGTGGAATCTTTAAATACCCTCACCCCCGTGCCCCACCCATGTGATACTGTGGGGGGGGTAGGGGGGGGACAGCAAGTAACTCGCCTTGCGAAGCAAGGACGAGTTCGGACGCAGACAAACAAACAAAGGAGAAATAGATGAGGATAGAAAACGATAATGGTACATCCGTCAACCGTATCTATGTCAGACAGTCTTGGCTTGGAGATGCGTTGATGTGTCCAGAGCGTGCAAGGCTTGGTGCTCTACATCCGGAACTGCGTCGTGAAAACGATTCAGCAATGATGGGCACTGCTGTGCATGTTGGTATTGAAGCCGTACTTAACGGTGAACTAGACCCACAATATATTGGTGACCACGCTGTTGAGTCATTTCGTTGGACAGAAAAAGAAATGAACGAGGCTGGCAAATACATCAACGTCACCAACACAGACCCGAAGAACTGGAACAAACACATTGACTCGATGGCAAACGCATGGGTACGAGACATCTACCCCCATGTTCCTGCTGGTGGTCAGACAGAGTTCAAGTTCGCAACCAAAGTTGCTGATGTAGAGAACTCTGCGTTTCAGTACGAACTTTGGTTTGAGGGAACAATGGATTACTTTCACCCTGAAAGTATTTGGGATTGGAAAACTGCTGCACGAAAATATTATGAAGCAGAGAAACAGTCACAGAACATTCAATCCTCTGTCTACGCAATCTCGGCTGTTAAGATGGGTCTCACCAACTTTGATGTTAATTTCAACTTTGGTGTAATGATTCGCAACGCTTCTTCCACCGGTCAAGTTGTCGGTGTAACAAGAACAGAGGGACACGGAACATGGATTGTTCAGCAAGCAACATCTTTGGTCAACACTTTGTTGACCGTATCACAGAACTTGCCATCGGAAAGATGGCTAGTAAATGACCAACACTTTCTATGTTCACCGAGATGGTGTTCGGTGTGGTCACTATGTAAGGGTTCACACATAAGTGTGGGCGACAACAATGCCGAGGAGGCAAACTAATGGATAAGGACAGAGCAATTATCACACAGGTCTGCGCAAAGATTGCGTCAGACATGACCGATAAGACAAAAGATGTGGACACACGAATTAGTGAGTTTGCAGTTTTGTTTTCCACTGTCACAGACATCCTCATTGAGTCAATCTATGGGGAATCAACACAGGCAACAGCAACAGCACAAAACAACAACGTTGTTCAGATGATTAAAGAATCATTTTCGGGTTCAACCGAAGTATCATCCGAGCAATCCAAGTCAAGTGGTTCACTAAAAATTGTGGGCAAACAGCACGGAGACATTCCCGACTGGCTCATCAAAGCGTGCAAGCGTGATGGTGTAGACAAGGTGTATGACAACCGTGATGGTCTAGAAGCAAACGCAAGCGTCCACACTTCAAAGCCGTAGAGGCTGAGAAGGCTTACTGGCCCCCACGAGCCAAGTAATGAAAATGACCGCAGAGCAAATTGCTGCGGGCTGGGAATCGGTGGGGCGACCACAAGTCGCTCCACCTTCCGAGTATCGCATGTACTCGCCGTTGGCGGACTCTGTTGACTCATTCGTAAGATGGGCGCAGACACCACATGAGAGAGTGCATTTAGGCATAGACAAAATTGACGCAGAGATGCGTGGAATTGCGGCAGGTGAAATCTGCATGATGTTGGGCTTCGCTCACGGTGGCAAGACACTCTTGCTACTACATGCACTTCGCAACAACCGTGACAAACACATCGCTATGTTTATTCCAGACGAGCCCAAACAACTCGTCCTCACCAAACTCACCTGCATGCATCACAACATTGATGCACGAGAACTGGAAGCACGAGTAGCCCGTGACGACAAAGACGCCATTGACCTACTCCGACAAACAGCGGAAGAAGGTTTCCCAAACCTTGCCGTGTTTGACCAGCCACTAACTTCATCAGACATGGAACGGGGTTATAACGAACTCTGTGACGTGTGGGGTCAAGTGCCAGACTTGGTAGTCGTAGACTTCCTAGACTTGGTAGAAGCAGGAGAAACAATACCGGACAAAGCAAACTTCCTGAAAGGGTTTGGGCGTAGACACAACATCCCAATGTTGGTTCTGCATCAAACATCTAGGTACGCAGGTGCTGACGGTGCAAAAGTTTCAATGTCATCAGGTGCATTCGGTGGTGAACAACAAGCGACATCAATCATTGGTGTAAGGCGCAAGAAATATCAGATTGCTGCAGAAATTACGGAACTCATAGAGAAACTTGACCGTTCACACTCTGAACGAGCACAAGACAGACTCGACGAATTGCGCTATGAAGCAAAGGTTCACGAATACACCGTGACCATCAACCTGCTAAAGAACAAGCGTCCTGCTGGACAACTTGTAGATGACATCCACTTTGAATTGGATGTCCGTACAGGTCGTTTAACAGACTTGGACACAGCACTGCCACAGCAGTATCACCAGTTGGGACTACTTCATGAATGACCCAACAGAAATATTCATGTCGTTGTTTGGTGGCAGAACTGATGCATACGGAACATGGGAAGGTGGCTCAAATAAGTCGCCAGTGTCATACGAAACATTCGCTAGACATCTATACGGCGAAGAACTCATCGGTATCTATCCCCTGACAGACGGTTCATCCGTCCGTTGGGGATGTTCCGACATTGACATTGATGACATTCTTACTTCTTTTTTTTACTACCATCATACCACCTTTCACCTTTTTCAATTTTTTTTAAGGGAACCAAGGTTCCCCTATGACCCCTCCTTTAACTAAAAAAAAGTT